TATTTCGCCGTAGGAGAGCCGTTTGTACAACTGAAGCTGGAAAGCACGACAGCTGGCACGAATGGAGCGTGGAGGCCGATTCTATAGACGGCATCAATATCACAGACACGTCGCTGTGGTATATGACTAATCCGGCGTTAGGGATTCGCTTGACCGAAGATTTTACAAGCGAAGAAATGCGGACAATGTCGCCTGACGGATTCGCAAGGGAGAGGCTCGGATGGTGGTCACCTGAAGTGAAGCACGAGGCCGAGTACGCGATCCCGCAGGAGATCTGGGACGCGTGTAGTTCGGATCAGGGCAAACCGGAGGGCAAAACTGCATACGGCGTTAAGTTTTCATTCGATGGGTCAACGGTCGCTCTATGCGGAGCGGTCATACCGAAAGACGGGCCCGCAAGGATATCACTGATAGAGATTCAGCCAACAGGACACGGCATAAGGTGGTTAGCAGAATGGCTGAATGCAAGATATAAAAAGGCTTGTTGTGTGGTCATAGATGGCAGAAACGGCGTTGACGTGCTTGTTGAGCAGATATCGGGCACATGGCGATTCAGAGGCTCGGTCATAAGACCAACAGCAAGAGACATAATCGCGTCTGTAAGCACTTTAACGGACGCACTTAATGAGCAGACCGTCACATGGTTTGATAAGCAGGAAATATTAAGAGAGAGCGCTATAACGGCAATAAAAAGGCCGATAGGTGGAGGCTGGGCGTTCGGAGGCGACAACTCCGCCGCTATAGAGGCGTGTGCGCTTGCGTTATGGGGCGCACGAAACAGCAAACGAGATCCAAATAGGGAAATGAGGATTGGTTAGATGGAATTATTAATTGCACCGCAGAACATAATCGGACTTGGAGCAAGAGAGCAGGAAATACTTGACAAGCTCCTGACAGTCTATCAGAATGCGACGTCAAAAAACGAAACTAAGGATAGGTATTACGAGGGCAAAATCCCACTCAGTGAAGTCAATCTCGGAATAGCACTCCCGAATGGAATGAGCGGACTTGAAATCGGATGCGCGTGGGGCGCAAAGACCGTCGATGTACTTGCAAGCCGTTCGATGTTTGACGGATTCGTTGGAGAAAACGGTGAAGAGGTCGAAGAGCTGACAAGGATAGTCAGAAACAACAATCTTTTGGCTGAATATCCGAAAGCGTGCCGTGATGAGCTCAAAATCGGGTGTTCATTCGCAACGCTGTCGTTCGACAAAAAGATTCGTTGCCGTATCAGGTTCCATTCAGCGAAATCAGCTGCGGCTATATGGGACGGCGAAAAAGGGCGCATAGCATACGGATTCGCTATCACCGACACGGCACCGAGTAACGACGATGAAACTGTATGGGAACCATCAATGCTGAACCTTTACACGGATGATGCAATATGGGTGCTCAAAAGGGATGATCAGATATGGAGAGCGGAAAAGCATCCGCATAAGATGGGCAGACCATTGATGGAACCGCTTATCTATAATCCAACAAGCTCAAAGCCGTTCGGACAGTCAAGAATAAAAGAGCCGATTAGACGACTCATACAGGGCTATGTGAGAACTATCGCCAATGCAACGATAGGACTTGAGTTTTCCACAGCACCGCAGAAATATCTGCTTGGGCTCACAGACGACCAGTATGACAAAGTCGTAGATCAGAAGTTCAAACAGTATGTCGGAAGTATTCTTGCATCAACGGTCAATCCTGAAACGGGAGAAAAGCCGTCGTTCGGACAGCTCCCGCAGGGAAGTATCGCACCGCACGTCGAGATGCTGCGGATCCTGTCTACACAGTTCAGTGCAGCGACCGGACTGACAGTCACCGATACAGGTGTGGTCAATGATGCGAACCCGACAAGCTCGGACGCAATACTTGCACAGTCGCAGACCCTTGTCTCGATGGCTGAACAGCTCAATGAGCGCAACGGCGACTCACTGAGAACCATCGGTATGATGGCGCTTGCGATCGCTAACGATACAACTCTTGAAGCGCTGACAGAGACTCAGCAGAGCATCGTGGCACACTTCAAGAACCCGGCAATGCCGTCCGTAGCGGTCACAGCAGATGCGGCTATCAAGATAGCGTCAGCACGTCAGGAATTTGCGGGCACAGACACATTCCTTGAAATGATTGGTTTCGACCAGGCGGATATCAGACGTATCAAAGCGCAGGAGCAACGCGTGAGAGGAATGCAGGTGCTTAACGAAGTAGGTGAATAATGGCACAGATAACGAGGAAAGAGTGGGACAGTTATGTTGCCTTGCTCAGACGCCTTGACGACAGAGCATCTTCAGAGATGCGCTCGATGTTGTTTGCGCTCAAAGCGCGTTACGATGCCGGAGAGATCAGCGCGAACGTATTTCGGCAGACTCTCATAGAGTACGGCTTTGCCCTTGCAACAAAGTATGGAGAGGGCGCGGCGGCGGCGGCTTGCGATATGTACGACGCTATATCAGCCGTTCAAGGCGCTTCAGTTCCGGCGGCGGTTCCAGCTGAAACGGCAACGATAGCCGAAGTAGCAAAGACCGTGAACGGGACGCTAAAGACGGGCAATGCGGATGTCGTGGCACAGGCAGTCGGGAGGCTCGTCAAACAAGCGGCGGCTGACACGACTCTGCAAAACGCAAAGCGTGACGGAGCGTATTTCGCATGGGTCGCACACGGAGACACTTGTGCTTATTGCCTTGCACTTGCGGGCATAGGCTGGCAAAAGGCGGGCAAACGCACGCTTGAGGGCGGACACGCTGAACATATCCACTCAAATTGCGATTGTGAATATGCGATAGATCACAGAGGCGACCTTGAGATAGAGGGATATGACCCGTCAGCAATCAACGAAATGATATTGGAAATGACCGATGATGAATGGAGCGCAGACGACATACTCAGAATGTCAGGGCACAACGCTAAAGGGCATGACCACGACGCATTAAACACTATCAGACGCAAGTTTTACGACAAGAATAAGGAAGTTATCAACGATCAGAAACGGAGCGCATACGCCAAAAGAATTGAGCGTAACAGCTCCGCCGCTGAAGAGATAAACGTTGATTAGAGGGCCAATAAGGGCCCTTTTTTCATACAACATGGCAACTCGTGCCTTAAACGAGGTTTTCACTCACAGGAGGTAAGAAATGGAAACTGGAATCCAGACAAACCAGGAAGTTAACACTCAGACCGCAGAAGAACCAAAACAGGAAGTATTCACTCAGGAAGATGTAAACCGCATCGTCGCAAAAAGAGTCGCTAAATATTCGGATTACGAAGCCCTTAAAGAAAAAGCGGCTAAATACGATGAAGCAGAAGAGGCGAATAAGTCCGAACTTCAAAAGGCCACTGAAAGAGCGGACAGCCTGCAAGCAGAGCTTAATGCTATGAAGAGCGCTGAGCAACTGAGGACACTGCGCGAAGAGGTATCAAACGAAAGAGGAGTACCAGCCAATCTTCTCACAGGAACAACGAAAGAAGAGTGTGAAGCACAGGCAGAACAACTTCTCAACTGGGCTAACCCGAATAGCTATCCGAGCGTGCCGGACGGCGGTGAGCCAGTTGGCACAGCTAAGAAGTCTACACGGGATCAGTTCGCAGAACATTTCAATCAGGTTTTATAGAAAGGACTAATAAAAATGGCAGGAGTAGCAACAAACAGAACAAACATCAATCTTCCACCAGAAGTTTCTGCTGAGATTCTTGCAAAGACTCAGGACGCATCCGCAATCATGTCACTCGCAAGACAGATCGCACTTCCGGGCAGAGGAGTTTCCATCCCTGTAATCACAGGAGATCCACAGGCCGCATGGGTAGCTGAGACAGCTTCAAAGCCTGTTGCAAACCCAACACTTGAAACAAAGATCATGACACCGTACAAGCTGGCTGTAATCGTTCCGTTCTCAAATGAGTTCAGAAGAGATGCCGCCGCTCTGTATGATGAGCTTGTAAGACGTCTCCCTCTTGCACTCGCACAGAGATTCGACGCAACCGTAGTCGGCGCAGTACAGGCACCTGGCTCAGACTTTGACACATTCGCAAGCGCAACAGCACAGAACATCACAAGCCCTAACACATATTCAAGCCTTGTTGCTGCTGATACAGATATCGCAACACACGGCGGAATTATGAATGGTATCGCACTTTCCCCACAGGGCAAGGGCGTTCTTCTCGGAGCAGTAGACGACAACAAGAGGCCACTCTTCATCAATAACGTTTCTGAGGGCGCAGTTCCTATGGTCCTCGGAGCACAGACCGTTCTGAGCAAGGGCGTGTATAACGCTACAGCCCACGTTGTCGGTGTTGCAGGTGACTGGACTCAGGCTATGTACGGCACCGTTTCCGGCGTTGAGATCAGCTATTCTGAGGACGCAACACTCGACCTCGGAGAGAGCACAATCAACCTGTTCCAGCAGAATATGTTCGCAGTAAGAGCAGAAATCGAAATCGGATTCCGCGCCGATGTAAGCTGCTTCAACAGACTGACTGTAACTGCTTAATGGTCAAGATGATCAACAAGCACTTCGGCAATGAAATGCTTGTCGCGGAGAGCAGAGTAGAGGAATATCTGTCGGCTGGCCACAAGCTGGCCGACGTTCCGGCTACAAAGGAAAAGCCGAAGAGCAAGCCAAAAGCTAAAAAGACAAAGTGAGGTGATGATAATGGCATATGCGACAGTTCAAGACGTACAGGAGAGAATAACACGCACTCTGTCAGCAGATGAGCAGACCGTGTGCACTTCTCTCTTGGACGATGCGGCCATAATCATTGATGCATATAACGAAAACGCAACTGAGGACGCAAAGAAGACCGTCTCATGCAGAATGGTCGTCAGAGCGTTAGGCGACGGAACTAATCAGGGTGTACCGACGGGAGCAACGCAGGGCAGTATGTCAGCGCTCGGATATTCGCAGAGCTGGACAATAGGCTCGGGTGCGGTCGGTGAACTTTACATCGGCAAGCTCGAAAAGAAGATTCTCGGAGTGGGTGATTCTATCGGGTCATACAGCCCAACAGAGGACCTTGTGAATGAGGTGATATTCTGATGAACGGCATTACCATCACACTTTATGACAGAACGGAGACAGGCGTTGATGCGCTGAACCATCCGATCTATTCGGAGATCCCGGTCAGTGTAAACAACGTCCTGGTAGCGCCGATGAACTCGACTGAAGCGTTGGAGGTTTATAACCTCACGGGACGCAGAGCGGTTTATCAGCTTGGAATACCAAAAGGCGACACACACGATTGGACAGCGGGCAAGAAAGTCCGCTTTTTTGATGCAGATTGGCGGATAATAGCCATCCCGACAGAGGGCATTGAGAGCCTTATCCCGCTGAGCTGGAACAAAAAGGTACAGGTAGAAAGATATGAGCAAGGTTAAGTTCAAATTGGACAGAGCGGGCGTGAGAGAGCTGATGCAAAGCCCGGAGGCTGTAAACGTCTGCACGGAATACGCAAACAACATTCTGAGCAGATGCCCGTCGGGGCTCGGGTACGAAGTTTCATCTATGGTCGGTAAGACAAGAGCGAACGCATCCGTATTCGCCGCAACGCCTGAAGCCCGCAAAGACAATTATCAGAACAACACGCTGCTTAAAGCAAGAGGAGGCGCTTAATGATACTTGTTGATTTATTGACGTTCCTCAATGCCAATCTTGACGTGAATGTGTACGCTGAGTCTCCGAAAGAGCTCACGAACTACGTTTTGCTTGAGCAGACGGGGAGCAGTAGGAGCAACCATATAACAACAACTACCATCGCTATTCAGTCGTATGGGGAGTCATTGCTTGACGCTATGATCCTGAACGGCGAAGTAGAGATGGCGATGAAAGATTTTGCGCAGCTCAACCGTGTAGCACGGGTCGAGCTCGAAACTGATTACAACTTTACAGACACGGAAACCAAGCAGTACCGCTGGCAGGCCGTGTATGACATTACTCACTATTAGGAGGAAATCAATGGCACAGACAGTAGGAAACGTAAGTGCGGGCAAGCCTGCAATCGGCGGTGCTATCTGGAGAGCCGCAAAGGGCACAACTGCACCAACTGATGCAACCACAGCACTCGGAGAGGCTTTCAAGGCACTCGGATATTGCAGTGAGGACGGCATGACAAACTCAAACAGCCCTGAAACCACAGATATCAAGGCATGGGGCGGAGATACAGTCCTTAACATTCAGGAGGAGAAATCTGATACATTCCAGTTCACTCTTATCGAAGTCCTGAATGCGGACGTGCTCAAAGCCGTATACGGCGACAGCAACGTAACGGGAACACTTTCAACAGGCATCACCGTTACAGCTAATGCTGATGAGCCGGAAGAGGCCGTATGGGTAGTTGATATGGTCATGAATAGCAACACTGTCAAGAGAGTCGTTATCCCACATGGCAAGATATCCGAGATCGGAGATATCACTTATACCGACTCTGACGCAGTAGGCTATGAGGTGACAATCACAGCACTCCCGGACACAACCGGAAATACTCACTACGAGTACATCAAGCAGTCGTAATAATTGCATTAAGAGAGGTGACCTATGAAAGCTAAACTCAAAGACGGATATGAAGTCGAAGTCAATGAAGTCGTGCTGAACGATTGGCAATTCGTCAAAATGCTCCGCAAGATCGACAAAGGCGACGCAGGCCTGATAGTGGACGTCGCAGAGGCTTTACTCGGCGGCGAAGAAGAGGTCGACAAACTTGCAGAACACCTTTCAGTCGACGGTCACACGGCGGCCAACAAAATGGTCGACGCACTGACAGAGATCATGGAGTCCGTCGGTGAAGCAAAAAACTCATAACCCTCGCCAGCATGATAAATCTTGATGAGGACGCACTAATATGCGACCTTGCAGAGACATATCGGATTTATGATTACAGGTCGTTGCCAGTCAAATTGGTAGCGACCTTATCTGCTGGATTGAGGGACAATTCACGAATAAAACTCCGAATAGCGGATTCACCCGTTAGCTTGGAGACATTTATTCTCGCGTCTGTCGCTGACAATCTGACACTTCTCAGAGCGGGATTCAGCAAGGATAACAGGAAGAAACCTATCCTATTCACGGATGCGATAAACGAAAGTAAACATAAAAAGTCAGTAGTCGGATTCAGAACCGCATCGGAATTTGAGGCGGCACTGGCGAGGATCAGAGGAGAATAAAAATGTCTACACTGGGAACCGCATATGTACAGATCGTGCCATCGGCGCAGGGAATCAGCGGGTCCATATCGAATATCCTTGACCCGGAGGCATCGGCCGCCGGAACATCAGCGGGGCTAAAAATAGGTGCATTTGCGAAAAAAGCGCTTATTGCGGCGGGCGTTGGTGCCGCATTCGTCAAGCTGGTCAAATCAAGTATGGCAGAGGGCGGAAAACTCCAACAGTCATACATTGGAGGACTTGAAACGATATACGGCGATGCGGCGGGAGCAGCACGGGAATACGCAAAAGAGGCGGCTAAAGCAGGCATCTCAATGAATACATACTCAGAGCAGGCTGTTTCATTCGGAGCGTCGTTGAGACAAGCATATGGCGGAGATACCAAAAAAGCCGTTGAAGCGGCGAACATGGCAATACTCGATATGGCTGACAACCAGGCAAAAATGGGTACAGACATAACAAGTATTCAGAACGCTTATCAGGGTTTCGCAAAGCAGAATTACACCATGTTGGATAACTTGAAGTTAGGCTACGGCGGGACGAAAACAGAGATGCAGAGGCTCCTCAAAGATGCTGAAGCACTCACGGGCAAGAAGTACGACATAAGCAATCTCGGTGACGTCTATGAAGCTATCCACGTCATACAAGGCGAATTAGGGCTGACAGGAGTAGCGGCGGCAGAGGCAGACGGTACATTCACGGGCTCGCTCGCATCAATGAAAGCGGCGGCACAGAACTTTCTCGGAGAGTTAGCGCTTGGTATGGATGTGTCCGATTCATTAAGCGTATTGCTTACATCTGCGAATACATTCTTTTTCAACAACTTCATACCGATGCTCGGAAACATCGTAAAAGCGTTGCCGGGTGCTATAGCGGCGTTCATTCAGCAGGGTGCGCCAATGCTCATGCAGAGCATTCTAAATTTGTTGAGCACTATCGGCACATCAATCGGTAACGTTGCAAACAGCCTGACGGGTGAAAAGGTGCAGGCCTGGCTGACGACTACACTGCCGAAGATCCTGTCTGCTGCGGATGGCATCATGTCAAGTTTCCTTGAGGGACTTCTCAGAAACATCGGAAAGATAGCACTCGCCGTAGGCAAGATAGGCTTGACCATTATCAAAGGGCTCGGCTCGGCTATATGGGGCAGAATCAAAACCGCCGCGCAGGGCGTTGCAGATAGCTTTATGGCACCTATCAACACACTCCGCGCAAAAGTCAAGGCGGCAATAGACAGAGTTAAGAGTCTATTCCCGTTCAAGATTGGCAAGGTAATGAGCAATATCAAGCTCCCACATTTCAAAGTTTCAGGCAAGTTCGGGCTCAATCCGCCATCGACACCGAAGCTGTCACTTTCGTGGTATGCAAAGGGTGGTATTATGGACGCCCCAACGTTGTTCGGTATGGCTGGCGGTGAAGCTGGCCCGGAGGCGATACTTCCGCTCGACCCGTTCTGGAAACGAATGGATGAAATTGCGAGCTCAATCAATCAGCCTGTCGGCAATAACGCCCCTATAACAGTCGTAGTACAGGTCGACGGCAGAGAGATAGCAAGGACAACGGCACCGTATATGAATACGGAGATAAACAAGATTCAGAACCGGGCAAATCGTAAACTCGGCTATGTATAGGAGACACTATGGACAGACAAGATTTGCCGATTGAAGCGGCGAAGATAAACGGCCAATATATCGAAGATATACTCCCGGGCTATACGACTGTAATCACATCCGGCAGAGAGGGACTTCCGGCAGAGTTAAACACTTACTCTGTCGGCTCTGCTGACGGAGAGAGAGTCAAGTCGTCCACATTTCCGGCAAGAGTAATCGAGATAGAGTTCGTGCTCCAGGGCGATAGCATGGACGACTTGCGTCAAAAGCTGATAAAGCTAAACAACATCCTGTCGGTCGAAGAGTCCGACGTGGTGTTCAATGACGAGTCGGACAAGTTCTATACAGGCTATCCGCTGATGCAGGACTCATTCAGCGACTATAAGAACGCTGCAAGAGGCAAGTGGCAATTATATTGTGCGTTCCCATTTAAACGCTCTGTGGCGGTCACAACGCTCTCAAGCACCGATGCTGGTGGCGTGGTGGTCGGAAATAGCGATGCAACGTTCACATTCAACTATGCCGGCTCTTATCCGTCACGTCCTTTGCTCCGTGCGACATTCGCATCGAGAAAACAGAACGGTGATTATAACGAGGATGGAGACTGTGGGTTCGTGGCATTTTTAGATCCACGCGAGAACATCATCCAGCTCGGAAATCCTGATGTAGTCGACGTTGATCAGTACGCAAAAAACGGCACCCTCGCAAATAGTGAGTTCAGTTCACTTACCGCGTGGACGCCGACGAACATCGCAACGGGACAGATAACCGACACCTATTGGAACAATGGGCAAGGGCAGACTCAGCAATACGCAAAGCCAAACGGCACGGCATCGCTCACAAGGAGCACACAGGGAGCGACTTACTATGAGTTCGATATCGTACATAGGCTATGTGTTTCGGCAGTAGGACAGACGGGAACGTTTGAAGCTCTTACGCAGAACAACGGCACGACGGTAGTCGGGTTCCGCATAATCAAAACGGGCAACGGCACAGCAGGAACGGTGCAGTACATACTTAACGGAAAAGTAGTCGGCACTGATTCAATCGACTTGTCCTATTACAACACGCATTTCGGGTATTGCAACAGGACGGCCGTTTATGCTCAACAGACTTATTACGTCACAGTAACAAAGACTGTTAAGAAGAAAAGAAAGAAGAAAAAGGTCAAAGTCACGCAGGCGCGTGTGCGCACGGTGCAGACTGGATGGAGATATTCGCAGTCTAATTTGAACAGCGGATGGACAAAGGACGGAGCGGTCGTAACGTTCTCCGTCGGCAATTTGCCTGACAGAACGTTCAAGGATTCAGACATTGAAAACACGGCTGGAATTGATATTGTTTTCAACTTCACGGGCTCATTCCACACGAACGCTCTGCACTCTGCATCAATGATCGCAAAGGCGGGAGTCCCATTCGCAGAGATTCCGAACGTTTTCACAGCCGGAGATGTGGTCGAGGCGGACTGCAACAACGCCAACGTAACGCTGTACAGGGCGGGATCGCTTGATGGGCATCTTGAACCGCAGTATGGCGCACTCGGAAATGACTGGGAGGATTTCGTGATTCGCCCTGGTCAGAACATCATCCGCGCAGTGTGGTCGGACTGGGTAAACACCGACTATAAACCATTGATACAAATCGTATTTAATGAGGTCTATATATGATCATTTACTTTTGCGACAGGGCAATGAACATACTCGGACAAGCATCGACGGAGCTCCCGGCGGGATATCGCGTTTCCGACGATTTGCTTGTTGAGGACGTGGAGAGCGGTGTGAATACGTTCGAGTGCACAATCACTTGGACGGACGACACACGCGCCGAACTCAGCGATGCGATAATTGCCGGCAATTACATTCTAAAAAGCGGGAGCGAAGATAATAACTATAATTCGCTCTTTCAGATAGTCGAAACGGAGTCAGACACAAAAGATCAGACACTTCATTTGTATGCAGAGGATGCAGCTCTCGATTTGCTGAACACGCAGTGTGCAGGCATCACATTGCAGAACAAAACCATCACGCAGATGCTCCGACAGTTTCTCCCGAGCGACTGGTCAATAGTCGTGTGGGACGCCCCAACGACAACACGCTCAAATACATGGGACGGGGAGTCGACTTGCACGGAGAGACTTCTCTCGGTCGTCGCTCTGTGGGGCTGTGAGCTGTACTACTCTTTCAGAGTGGAGGGCTTGCAGGTCAAAGAGAAGATAGTCAACGTCGTGCAAAAGCGTGGACTTCAGGAGGCTATCCCACAATTACGGCTCAATTATGACATTGACCGTATCGTAACGAAAACATCTATCGCGGACCTTGTAACAGCGCTGAATGTAACAGGCGGAGAGGTCAATGACGTCCCGATCACGCTGAAGAACTACACATATTCGTATACGGATCCTGTTACGGGTGATGTGTATCAGGTCGACAAACCGACAGGCCAGATGCGCAACATCACGGCGATGGAACGCTGGTCAAGCATGATTGATACGGATGGGCTATGGGTCGGCGCGTATTCGTTCGACACAACAAGCCAGGCGGTGCTTGCTGGTGAAGCAAGGGCAGAGCTCCAAAAGCGGAGCGCTCCGTCTGTCAATTATGATGTGGACTTTGCGGTGTTGCCTGACGACGTTCAGATAGGCGATAGGGTAAACATTATCGACGACGACGGAGAACTTTACCTTGAGGCCCGTATTTTGAAGATTGAGACAAGTGAAGCAGACGATACAAAGACGGCAACGATAGGAGATTATCTGCTGAAAACATCGGGGATATCTGACAAGGTTCAGCAATTAGCGGCCGAGGTCGCCGCTTTAGGCGATCTTGAAGCTGCTTATACCTGGGTCGCTTACGCTGACGACTCAAGCGGTGCAGGCATCAGCCTTACTCCGGCGGGGAAGTCATACATCGGTATTGCGGTCAATAGGCCAACTCCGGCGGTAGACATAACGGACCCATCCGTGTATAGCTGGCTCCCGTTGGAGGTCGACGCACAGGTCGCTTTGTCGTGTGAGATAACATCGTCGGCAGGAACATTATTCCTATCCGGCTACGTTGACACGACACTCACGGCTCATGTGTACGCAAACGGCACAGAGCTGTCGGCATCGCAGATTGCGGATATCGGAATCATAAGGTGGTACAACGCAGACGACCTTACGACCGTGCTCGCAACGGGGCAGACATTCTCTATAACGGCATCGCAAGAAATAACGGCAATAAACGTCAGGGCAAGATTGGAGGTGGATAATGCCTGATATCAAAGCACAAAACCAAACAGCCCTTGCGTCGGTCAAGGCGATATATGATGCGGCTGAAGAGGCGAATACATTGCTTGATGGGATGCAGACGGCGGCCGAACAAGCGGGGACAACTCTTAACGGCATCTATCAGGATGCTAAAGATGCACAACAGTCAGCATCGGACGCGCAGGAATCCGCAGATAATGCAAGGTCCAGCGCATCCGCTGCGCTCGATCAGCTGAGTGTAGTCGAGAACGTTGTCGGCGTTCTCAAATTGCTATCGACAAACGCAGAGTATCAGCTAACAAACGATACAGAAATATCTGAAGGCAAGTGGTATTTCACTCGAAGCGGATATGCTGGCGGTAGTTATAGTGGCTCAATAGCAACATTTGAAACTACAGCTGGGGACAACATCGAAAGCCTTGTAGTCGATATCGAACCAATCCAATCGGGTAGCGGAACGCCATCGCCTACGAATGTGCGTCCTATCAGCGGTAGAACAGAAGTGGTCACGCACAGGACGGGCAAGAATCTGCTGACATATACGGAAACGCATCGTACTATAAGCGGAGTGTCAATAGACATTTCAGCGGATGGGGTTCTTCATGCTTACGGCACGGCAAGAGAGGCGCTTTGGGTCGCTGTTGGTGAATTTGAAGCAAAGGGTGGCAAGACATACTTTTACGGCAATCTGCCGAGGGGCATGAGTACCACAACGTATTTTGTGACACGCTACGGGTCAAAGGGAAACACCTATGAGGATAGCGAGTATACGTTTGCGAATGACACCAACGCAGTATCAAGATTTTATGTGCGAAAAGATGTGACATTAGATGTGACATTTAAATTGGTGGTAGCAGACGCAGACACGGCTCAAACTTACACAACCGCACTTGGACGCACAGTATATGGCGGCACTCTTGACGTAGTGAGCGGGGTGCTTACTGTGGATATGGCGATGGTGGATTTATCTACCACTTGGAATTGGAGATATGCAAGCGGTTCGGGTGGTTATTTTTATACTGACGTCTCAAATTTCAGCGGTTTGAAAACCCATAGCGCACCAATAACGAACCGATTAAAGACAGTTACAAGTGGTTCAGAGTTCACAGCAAATACGTTCTGTGTATATTGTGCGAGCAATGTCAATTTTAAACTTGACAGCAACTATACAACAGCAAACAGCTTCAAGACTTGGCTGACAGACAATCCGATACAAGTATGCTACGAACTTGCCACACCTCAAACGTACCAACTGACACCGCAGCAGGTAGCAACTCTGTTAGGCGTGAATAATGTATGGGCAGATTGTGGTTCGGTAAGCGTTGCCGTAAAAAGTACATATTCCTATGCTGTTGTGACGAATCCTGTCATTGCTGACATTGCAAATTACTATGAGATAGTCAGCATAGATGAGGCGGTACAGGACTATGTTGTATCGAGGCTTGCGGTAACATCTGCTGGACTTTGGGTTCAAGACCCAAACATGAACACGAAGATACTGCTCTCGTCAACGGATGGTGTGGTTATCTACGGTCCGACAGGAAAGATTACCGGAAAGTACGGCTCAACAGCTCAAGTTGGAGATGCGTCCTCATTCCATATAGAGATGGACGGAACAGAACTTGGCTTCTATCAAGGCTCACAGAGAGTAGCGTACATCAACAACAACCAACTGTACATCACTCAATCTGTTGTGCTTCAGCAGATGGATTTGGGCATTCCTGTGGCTAATGGCGGTCTTGGTCAATGGTCATGGAAAGTACATCCAAATGGACAGAATCCACAGCGCAATAATCTGAATTTGAAATGGATAGGGTAAGCACATGGCATTTGAAAAAACAATTACATTTAGAGAAGTACCAGAATTATCTTCCCCACAAACAGCATTATCAGATTGGACAGTAAAATTCCACAGAGATGACCCTAATGACTTTGTGGTAAATGGCACTAAATTCAATTTTATTTCTGGTGCAAGTTTCGACTACACATACAACTATGAAGCAAGCGGAAAGACTTGGGCATCTATTGCTCTGCGATTCGCAACAAAAATGGAAGATTCAAGTGGGATTCCGCAGGGCGCAGTAGTTTCGTCAAATGGTCCTCTGACCTCTGGGCAGACAGACACAAGCGGTTCTTCAAGCTATATGGAAGTGCCGACTTCACGATATTTTAACGCATCAAATAAAACAAAGCGAACACTACAAGCAAGGCTATATGCGAAATATATAGGAACTCAATCGAGAGGTGGACGAGTTGCTGATACAGAGCCATATGGCGGTTATGAATATGGTGAGGATTCATCATCCTATCCAACTGGGTGGGAAGATGACAGCATAAATCTTGGTGTAGTTTGTACATTCACATTGAATGCTCCGCCTATCATCAACAGCGCATCAATGAGCATAGATACATCTGTTGCCTATGTTGGTATGACAACCGCAACACTTACGGCAAGCGCAAGCGCACAGTATGGTGGTGACATTACTAACATCGCATTTAAAATAGGCAATCAGACAGTTAGTGGTGCAAGCACTCCGCTGACTATTCGTCTGCAATCAGAGGGTACATTTACACCAACTGTAATTGTTACGGATTCAAGAGGACAGACAACAACACAGAATCTCGATGCGCTTTTGGTAAATCCTTGCCCTCCTCCGGCGATAGCTTTTACTTTAGGCAGAACAACAAGTACAGGCATACCAAACGATGAGGGAACATACGCAACGATAGATGCAACCATCACATATGCGAACAGGGCAAATACACTGCAACAGCCGATTGTGAAAGTAGATGGAACGGTAACGAGTGCAACGTGGTATGCGACAAGGGCAACTGATGGCACTCTATCTTCTCCAATAGATTGGTCAGATACAAGTAGCTTTGAAAGTCCGAAAACTATATACGGAGTCTGCGGTACGTTTGGCACACAAACATCATATCAAGTAGGGGTAACTCCTGTTGACAGCAATGCGAGTGGGTTAGAGATTACGCAGATTCTTGCAACAGCGTTCTATACCATTGATTTCCTTGCTGGAGGTCACGGCATAGCGTTTGGACAACCATCTGCACAGGATGGATTTGAGTGCAATATGCCTACCATCTTCCATGACACAGTAACAATGGAAGATGATGTATCAGTTGATGGTGCATCCGTATTCAATGGCGGTGTTAGCGCAAAAGATGCAAATGGCACATTAAGAGCCTTGTTTGATTTCATCCATCCTGTCGGTTCTTACTATGAAACTTCTGATACTTCATTTGATCCAAATACCACATGGGGTGGCACTTGGGTTCTTGAAACAGAGGGGCAAGTTCATATTTCAGCTGGTTCAACGTATGGTGTCAGCGGTGCGTTGACAAATACATCCGATGGTGGTGAGAAAACGCATACTCTGTCAGTTTCCGAGATGCCGAGCCATACTCACGCAATTTATTACTACAACGCAAGTGGCAACAAGTCATTCGGTTATCAGTACGGCAACAAAGGCTATCAGAGTAATGAAGCAACCTCAAGTAGTGGTATCGTCAACACAGGTGGTGGTGGCGCACATAACAATATGCAACCTTACATCATAGTAAACAGATGGCACAGAACAGCATAAGAAAGGAACAACAAATGAACAGAGGTACAAAGATACGCACCATAGCATTTGCCATTGCGTGTGTGAATCAAGCCATAGCATCAGTTGGTGCTGTGGATCTTGGCAACGCAACAGCCAATCTGGTGTACAACATCATCTCACTTGCTTGCACAATCTGTGCAGGTGCTTTTGCGTTGTACTACAACAATGACTTCACAGTAGAGGGCATGACAGGAACAAAGATAACAAGAGAGATGAAAAAGTTCAGAGAAACGACAGTAGCCGACTACGTTGAGCCGGATGATGCGGAGGTGAGAGAAGATGGGGAAGAATAACATCGAATTGCTGAAATTTGCCGAGTCGTTCAAAGGTAAAGGCGGAGCAATATTTCGCAGTTATTGCGGACTCAGGTCGAATGACCCGTACTGTTGTGCATACATAACGTATCTGTTTCAAAAGGGCGGAGACTCCGCTCTTTTTTATGGCGGGAAAAAGGTGACGTATTGCCCGAACGCCATCAGCTGGTGCCGCGCGAATCTTGCTATGGTTCCTCTGTATATGGCGTTGCCATCGGACATTATCTTTTTCGATTGGCAGCCGAACGGCATCCCTGATCATATTGGACTTGTCAGAGAGCGCAAATCTTGCGACGATATCAGAACAATCGAGGGCAACACCAGCGGAGGCATAGTCGATTATAAGACTCGCCCGGCTAAATACGTCCTCGGCGTATATCGTCCTCATTTCCCGGCGACGTTCGACGCAACGAAGAAACTCGTCATTGACGGCCTTGCGGGATATCACACTATTGCAATTTTACAGCGTGCCCTCGGAGTGACGGTCGACGGCATACTTGGAAAAGGAACTGTGCGTGCGCTGCAAAAGAGAGCCGGAACTACACAGGACGGCCACTGGGGAGCGGGCACGAGCAGGGCGGTGCAGAGAATGCTCGGCGTGAAAGCCGACGGCTTATTCGGCCCGGCATCGGTCAAGGCATTGCAGAAGTGGTGCAACGACAAGGTGTTCCCCCAACGGGTAGAGGCATGGGTTGACAAGGCTAACGCATGGGCGCGCAAAATATCCGCTGAAAAATATCACTATGTGAGATGGGAAAGCGGTATCAAAGCGACTCATACTTGCCCGATTTGCACAGGCAGGAAGTTCGACAACTACTTTGGGTGGAACTGCATAGGGTACAGTTTTGCAGTATGGGCTCACGGGGGAAAACTCGGAAATCGTTGCTCGTGCGGGGTAATCTCAAGCGGCAAGGGCGGTCAATGGGACAGACTCCTCAAAATGAGCCAGTCGGAAGCTGACAAATACGCAACGTCGCTCATCGGTGTTCCCGTAACGGTGATACGCAACGGCGGAAAAGCGATCCCGCTCTCGTCTCTTAAAGCTGGCGACATATGCTGCCTGTATAAGAACGGGACAGCCGAACACATTATTTACTATATGGGCAACGGAAAATATTCAGACTCCAATACGACGGGTGGCATCGGTAACGCTAAAAACATCCGAGCTGATTTATCTCTGTCCTCGTCATTTAAGAGCAAGCTGAAACTTGCTATCAGATATAACGGAAAGTGAGGCGAGGGACATGACGGATAAACTCATATTAGCGTTTTTAGGTTTTGTGGGTGCGCTCATCGTAGCGCTCAAGCCTATCCTTGACCTCAACACGAATATCACGGAGCTGAAAACGAGCATAGATAATTTCAAGCAATCTGTCGACAAGCTGGACTCTCGCATCACCAAACACGGAGAGGAAATCGACAAACTGAAAGAGACAGTTGCCGAGCATGGCGTCAGAATCGAGAATTTAGAAAAAACGAAGTAGGGCAGACTGGAGACGGTCTGCATAGGATCACCTCCTCTTACATAAAAGGCCCGGGGCTTAATCGCTCCGAGTCTTTTTTATTGCCTTGTTTTTCTTTGTTTTTATACTATACATCTATTGACGTAGTACACCAAATGATGTATACTATAACCATCAAGAAACAAGGAGGACAAAACAATGACAAGATACATCGTCACCAAAACACACGTCGCATACGGATATGTCACAGAGTACAGCTTCACCAACAAGAGACAGGCTATCCTGCTGATGGAAAGGCTCGACAACGATGTAAGATACACTTACACCTACAGAATCGAAAAATAGGGAGGGCAAGGCAATGAAAAAGGACAATGAACTGATAGTCACAAGGACTGACAAAGCTAACAACGTAATCGACGCATTTCAGTACGGGCCGGAAAGTCTGTATATAGAATATGTAACAAGCGAGGGCGACTATTATCCAGCTATGTTCGTTGGAGAAGAGCTCAAAGACGGATTATACAGATTGTGGAAAGTGCTCGGATGGATGCAGATGGGATGCTATAATAACGAGCAGAGAATGACATTCTTGCGGACGGGAACGATGGCATAGGAGGGCGATATGAACAAGTTAAAAGAGAGAAGAGAGTCGGCTGGCATGAGTCAAGCCGACCTTGCTACGTTGACGGGAATCAGCGTCAGAGTTATACAGAACTATGAGCAGGGCACAAGGCCACTCAACGGAGCAAGAGCGATAACCGTTTATAAATTAGCACAGGCGCTGAAGTGCAGCGTCGAGGATCTGATCGAGATCTGAACTACACCGGAGCCAGGATGCAGCTCCGGTTTTTTCATGCTCGGATTGGACACCCATTGGACACCTTTCTTCGAAAAATCGTCTTTAACGCAAGCCTAACGGTTCCAACGCGTTGAAGCGTTAAACGTTGAAATTCCAACACTTTCCGACCAAGAATATACAAGAGCCGACAAGAGCATACAAGGGATTATTTGGGTTCGAGTCCCATGTCCTCCGCCACTCAAACCGTTGAAATCAGAGCGTTTCAGCGGTTTTTTCATTTTCAGCGGACACCTTTTGGACACCTTTTTGCAGATAATCGGCAATACGCCTTGAAGAATTGGACGCTGAATCGAAAAGATGGGTGTATATGTTCAGAGTCGTTCCGATGGTAGAGTGACCGAGCGCCGCAGATATCTCTGCTATGTCAAACTCACCAGACGCATTGAGCATCGTGGCGTAAGAGTGACGCAAGCCGTGCAGAGTAACGTCCGGCAGATCATGTTTCCGGGTGAAATCCTTAATGGCTCGTTTCGCATAGTCCGGGCGCATCGGTTCACAAGCATACTGGATAAGAAAAGGATTCTGGATATAAGGGTCTTTTTCGTGCATAGCGATAAGAGACACGATATCATCCATTACGAAGTCAGGAACGGCAACTATACGCCTTGAGCGCTCCGTTTTCGTATCTTGTATGATATCCTCACAATTCATTCTGTGGCGTGTTCTCTTGACGCTGACCGTTGACCAGGTCGCATTGATATCTTCATTCATTAGTCCTAAAATCTCGGAGCGCCGAAGTCCTGCAAACAGGGCGAGTTCGAAGCAGCAGCGCAGATCCGGTGTAGTTTCCTGGAGCGCTGCGACGAATCTCGGCAGGTCCTCTTTCGTGAGCACGACAACATCCGCCTTTTTCTGTTTCGGAATAGTGACAGCATCACAAGGGTTGACCGTGAGAGCACGGTTTCTTATAGCCATTTTGTAAGCGGAAGATAATAAGCTGATATAGCCCTTTATGGTCTTAGGGGATGCTTTTGTCGGATAGCCGTTCTGCGGTTCACCTTTCATCGCTGACGCTATAAACTTGTCTATCTGATACGGCGTAAGCTCCCTCGCTAAAATGCCCTTAAAAGCCAATTTTAGCCGTTTTGCATAGGACTCATATCCCGTCAGGGTCGTTTCTTTTAAGCCCTTTATTCTTTGCATATCAATATAATCATCGAGAAGTTCTGCGACTGTGCCAACGTCGGCGGCAAGGTCCTTGACTTCTTTCTCAAATGCGTCGTATTGTTCTTTGGCGTCTTTCTTTCCTTTGATAGTGACGGTCTTTGCATATTGGCGTCGTGTGCCTTTGCTTGTTGACCCGACCGAAACTATCAGCTTTGCTTTAGTCTTTGACAGATATTTTATTGCCATTTCTTTCACCCTCTAAAAGCGCATCAACGATGCCGTCTAAAACAGTACGGTTTGCCGGAGAAAGTTTCTTTATCTTTTCAAGTAGTATTGCATCTAATTCGTTGTTTTCATCCATCTCATCATATCCCATAAGATAATTAATTGAGACATTCAGAGCATTTGCAAGCGCTTCAATCGCTTTCTGTTTTGGGAAGTATTGCCCGGACAGGTAGCAGCTCAATGCGCCCTTGTTGATCCCGGACCGACTACACAGTTCAGTCTGGGTCAGGCCTGATGCCCGGAACGCCTCATTCAATCTTTGCGTTCTGATATCCATATCTGCATCCCTTTCTCTTATCCCGATAGTGTGTACTTATATTATATAGTAGGTTTCAGAAAAGTAAAATAGGATTTTAGAAAAATGAAAAAAACTATTGACTTAATATATGTTAAGGAGTACACTAACAGTAGTTTAGAAATCTAAACGAAAGGAGGTAACTAAATGAGCTACGACTATAGCAAGCTAAAGGGCAAAATCAAAGAAGTCTATGGCACGCAGGCTGCATTTGCAGAGGCGATGAATATGGCGCAGACAAGCCTTTCTTTCAAGCTGAACAACACATCAGAGTGGTCACAGGAAGAGATGGAAACTGCGATGGAGCTGCTCCGCATCCCGCGCACGAGTGTTAGGACTTATTTTTTTACCCATAGTGTTTAGAAAACTAAACATGAAGTATTACACAGCGCAGGAAGTTGCTGACATTCTGAACATATCCATATGGACAGTTTGGAAATACGGCAGAGAGGGAAAACTTAAAACCAAACATTTTGGTAGGACAGTCAGATACGACTTGGAGGAAAGTAATGAAGATCATATTCAAGGCACCGGGCAGAGTACCGGAGATCCGCAATATAGACGGGAGTCTTAAAACGTTGCAGGAGCTTGTCGGCGGAAATATCGAGCCTATAACGCTTCATAACGGCATGGTCATTCTCTGTGATGAAGAGGGCAAGCTGAAAGGCAAAGAGCCAAATATATGGCTTGAGCGTATCAAGGACACACTGGTAGGTAACGTCATATTTCTTGGAGAGGACGGGGAAGAATTTACAGATTTTCCTGAAGAACACTTGGACGCAGTGCTGGCAATATTGCCGCTTATCTCAGTAAAGGAGGTCAAACATGGAAAGACTGAAGAAGATCGTAGGCTTTATAGCCGTTGAGCTGGGCTTCACAGCCATATTCGTGGGCATCGTTATCGCAATGGCAACAATCAAATAGGAGGACAACATGAAACACGCAAAAGAAGAGCACTATGTCGCAAACGTTCCGACGGACTCATATTACAGAGCGCAGATAAGAACATTGCAGGACAAGCTGGATAAATCACAGCACGAAATCGACCTCAAAGACGCATACATCGCATCGCTTGAGTCAATCAATAAGGCACTCAATAAAAAGGTCGAGAGGCTCAGCAACGCTGCTGTCGGACTGCTGGAGGACAAGTTCAATGTATAGGTGCATAAACTGCGGACGCAGATTTGAAGAACCGGCTTACGAGGACGTTTCATATGAAGATTATTGCGGAGTCGGCTCGGACTTTCCGAGAGCAAGTCATCACTATTTCACGCTGACACAATGTCCTTATTGCTGGTCAACGGATATCGACGATGATATCGAGGAGGGCTACGAAGATGATGAAGAATAAAAAGAAAAGCGCACCCGGAGGCACGCAAATCCTTGAACAAGATGATAATACCACGCCGGAGCGCAGAAGTCACGCACAGATTCTATTTGACAGAATCGGCACAGGAAAAGAGCACGCCGTGAAAGTGAATAGCAGAGATAACAACAACGTGGTAGCCCGTGAATTGCGCGGGCTTATCGCAAAGGCTAATCAGAACGGCGACGCGATCATAAACGACGGAGACGGTTGCGGTTATTACAGACCGAACCTTGATAGGCCCGAAGAGGCTGACGCGGCACGGCACTATGTCAACTCACTCTTGAGCAGAGCGGACAAGCTGGAGAAGTCGGCCTATGGCATAGCTGAAACACTCGGAGGGAGGAACATGACATGGTAGACAAGAGCAGTTTCGAGAGACTGTACAACATTAACGTCAACGACAAGAAAGAGGACAAGAACGGACTGACATATCTTTCGTGGACATGGGCGTGGGCTGAGATCAAGAAAATCCACCCGGACGCAACTTACATCGTCAAGAAGTTCGAAAACGGGCTCCCGTATGTCTATGACGAAAAGACAGGGTACATGGTATTCACTGAGGTCACTATTGACGGGCTCACGCACGAAATGTGGTTGCCAGTAATGGACGGCTCAAACAAGGCAATGAAGAGCACGCCGTACACATATAAAAACAGATACGGCAAAGAGTTCGAAGTCAGCCCGGCAACGATGTTCGATATCAACAAAACCATCATGAGGTGCTTAACAAAGAACCTTGCCATGTTCGGACTCGGACTTTACATCTATGCGGGCGAAGATTTGCCTGACACGGGAGAACCGCCGCAGGAAGTACCAACGCAGAAAGCGCCGAAAATCAGTGAAGTGGAATTGAAGAGGCTTAGAGGTTATGCCGATGAACTTGGAGTATCGGCGGAAGAGATATGCCAGAAATACGGCGTTGAGTCGCTTGCAGAGCTTACAAAGAGTCAGCACGCCGATGCAGTCAGAATATTGAACAATACAGCAGACAAGCTGGCAAAGAAAAAGGGAGGAAAGAATGAATAGCGTTATACTTATCGGCCGTTTGGCCAGAGATCCGGAGCTCAGCTACACTCCGCAGCAGATCGCCTGCTGCAAGTTCACGATCGCAGTCGACAGACCGCGCAGAGAGGGACAGGACCAGGGCGCAGACTTTATCAGAATAACTGTATGGAACAAGCAGGCAGAGAATTGCGACAGATATCTCAGCAAAGGGAGAAGAGTCGGAATAATGGGACGCATTCAGTCGGGCTCATATAAGGATAGAAACGGGCAGACCGTTTATACAACAGACGTAGTCGCTGACAAAGTGGAGTTTCTCGGAGGCTCACAGGAGAGCGCACCGAGCAGGCCAAAATCAGCGCCTAAAGAGAGTTTCACGCCGAGCACATTCACAGACTTGCCGGATACATTTCAGGCAACAGACGACGGAATGCCGTTTTAGGAGGTACAAATGATTTTTCTTGAGAAACCGAAAGTAGAGCTGCTCTATAAGGGAACTCAAGTGCATATGTCAATCAACAGCAAGGACGCCGCTGAAGTGGTCAATATGCTCAGCGGTGTTCAAGCTGGAGAAGAGTACGACGTAACTATAAAAAAGCGCAGTGCACGCAGATCCTTGAACGCAAACAACTATCACTGGTCACTGTGCGAACAAATGGCGAAAGCCCTTAAAACAAGCAAATACTCAGTACACAATCAGCTGATGATTGATTATGGCACGGACTGGCTTGATGAAGAGGGCAAGCGGTCATATGTGATGATGAAAGACGACTATAACTATCTGAAGTCGGAAACGATTCATTACAGACCGACAGACGCAGTAGAGGACAGAAAAGGCACGCCATACAGATGGTTTATTCTGTTGCTCCCGTCGCACTTGATGAACACGGCACAAATGTCAGCACTTATAGACGGCACAGTAAATGAGGCTAAAGAACTCGGAATAGATACGAGGACACCGGATGAGATAGAAAGGATGAAACAGTTATGGGCGATCCAATAGGGTTTGTAAAACTACACCGAAAGCTGCTGGACAATCCGGTCGTTTGCAAAGACGCAGATCACTTAGCAGTTTGGATATGGCTCCTGCTGAATGCGGTATGGGATTCGTGCGACGTAACGTTTAAGGGTGAACGCCTGACGCTAAAGCCGGGACAGCTCACAACGGGCCGAAAAAAGATCGCTAATGATTTGAACATTTCCGAGTCTAAAGTGCAACGGATTCTAAAAACGTTCGAAAATGAACAACAGATTGAACAACGCACAGACCGTCAATGTCGGCTAATTTCAATAGTTTCGTGGGATAAGTACCAAATAGGTGAACAACGCTTTGAACAACGAGTGAACAACGACCGAACAACGAGTGAACAACGAGTGAACACTAAAAAAGAAAGTAAGAAAGTAATAAATAAAGAATTATTATCATATGCCGATTCAAAGCCCGAAAAAGGACAGCCATATAAGGACCCAGTAACAGGGAGGTTGAGGTTTAGCGTATGAAGTACACAAGCATACTAACAGACAACTATGAAGCGTGTTATGTGTGCGGAGGAAGAGCGGTTGATATGCACCATGTATTTCACGGAGCAGACAAGAAAATATCTGAGGAAACAGGGTGCATGATTCCGCTATGCCGAAGCTGTCATAACAGAGTGCATCATAACGGCGGAGAGCTGGACAGAGAGCTCAAAGAAGAGGCTCAGAGAATATATCTCATAAAGGTATTCGGGAGGTGCTATCTGTGATTATAGAAACAGGGAGCAAGGCTGAGAAGATAGTCAAATACGCAAAGCACTATGTGCCAACGCCAACAGACCCGGAAGTGTACGACTATGCGATCAATTACGGTGTTGTGACGATTCACCGAAATACGGGAGAGTGCACATACCTGAAGTCGGGATATACGCAAAAGGGCGCTGCTTACATCGCCATGCGAGGAATGCCGGAAGAGTTCGGAAAACACAAGCAGACTATTGAGGACGTATTCGATGAAGCGAAAATAGTCAACTGGGATGAAGTCGAGGAGATGGTCAGATGGGCACCAAAGGTACAAGGATTATAGTCAAGGGCACACCAGTAGCAAAGCAACGTCCGAGATTCGGCAATGGGCACGCCTATACGCCTAAAAACACGCTATATCAGGAAAAGCTGATAGCGTGGACATACAAGGCGCATAACGGCCCTATGATGGACGGAGCAATAGAGATTGACTGTGAATTTGTCTATGCTCCGCTGAAAACTTGGAGCAAGAAAAAAACAGAGCGAATGATGGGACAGCCAAAGCTGACAAGGCCTGACACGGACAACATGATCAAGCTGGTCCTGGATGCCCTGAACGGAATTGCCTACACCGACGACAACCGGATCTGGAAAATCACGAGCAGAAAAGTTTTCGGCAAAGAGGCAATGACAATCATAACGATAAGGGAGGCGGAGGAGATTGGCTAATTGCTGTATATGCGGCAAGGAAGTAACACCCGGAGTTGATTGTGAAACAAGATTCACGGGCAGAACTAAATACGTCTGCTTTAAATGTGAAAGCAACGGCAATAAAGAAGTGTTACATGGAAAACTTGAGTATTTTACGGACAGTTATGAGGGCCGTCGCAGAATGGAAATGGGACGGCGCAAGAGGAGACAAAGATGAGTGTAAAAATAGGCTTGATGATCTATGACG